GTCTTCTTCACATATAGCATTGTTTGGCTGGAACCAAAAAGGTGTTGAATGGAGTTTTCGGAGGGGAAGAACAAAAAAGCGAAACCAAGAAAAGGCATAAAAACCCTTTCTTGGTTGTGATAGAATGAAAGATTATTTTACTACAAACTCAATAAGATGTAGAATAAAAATGCAAATTTTTCGGTTGGAATCCTCGGATTTATTCTGCATACATCGGCGACTCGGCGACCATTTCGTCGCCGTCATCCCAAGCTCGGCGCATCTGCCGCCACTTGGCAGCATCCATGTAGAGCGTGACGTGACCGGTGGCGAGGTCGGTGTGGGGCTGCAGCGTGGTGTCAACACGGGCCAGCAGCCGGGCATCGTCCTCGCAGACGGTGTAGCCGTCGTTGACGGCGAAGGCTATCAGGCCGTCGGGGAAGAGACGATGGAAAGCGGCATAGCGTTCCCAGAGGTCGAGGGAGGTATCGTCCCAAGGATTCGCCACCTTCGCGCCCGTACCTTTGTTTATCTTTGTTTCGGGTTCTTGTTTATCTGGGTTTTGCTCCACTACCTCATAACTGGATAGCACTCCGGCAACGGAGAGCAGTTCGGCATTGAGGCGGTCGGCATCCTCACGGCTCACCTTGCCGTACATGGGCGATTTGCGCACAGCAAGCGTAGTGTAGCACTTCGTCTTGTTCCATCTTAGCACACGCTCCGTCATTCCCTTCATCTTGAAGAACTTGCCCATGCCGTTCTTTATCTGCTCCACAAGTCCCGGGTCGTATGCTGTGCCTCGCTGGTTGATGAAAGCCTGGTCGCTGCCAAAAGTGAGCACACACCGGCGGAGGTTGTCGGCGATGGCGTTCAGTGCCTCGTTGAGCTTAGCGATATTGGCAGCCGAAAAACTCATGGGGCGGCCCAGTCGGTTCAGGTCGTGATGGAAACATCCGCGCACTATACTCTCGCTGATACCCATGTAGGTGCTCAGCACGGTAATGATAAAACTGTGCTCCTTCAGATAGTCATAAAGGAAGTCCTGCGAAACTTGAATTTTCATCATGTTGTAGCTTTTAGTTCTGAATTGCGCTACAAAGATATATGTTTTTTCGCTAACATCCAAACATTTCGGAAAAAATCTTTTTTTGGAGGTGGAAATTAACAAAAAGCAGCCCGAAAGTTGTTGTGACCTCCGGGCTGGGTTGGGTGGTTGGGAACATTAACATTAGGGTTGCAGGGTGTTGTCGCCAGTGCCGCCGCCCTGGTCGTCGGTGAGCGTGGTGCCGGAGCCTTCGCCGTCGGTGGTGTCCTCGTCGTCATCGTCTTCGCCGATGAAGCGGATGGACATGGTGTTGACGATTTCGCGCAACTTCTTGGAGGGTCGGAAGAGGATGCGCTTTTTGCGTATCTTCACGTCGGCGGAATCGTCGGCGGCGATGATGGAGATGGTTGGCGAGAGGGTGCCGAGGTCGCCGAGTTCTACGCTGCGTCCGTCCTTGATGGCGCCCTCAATGGCGAGGACCATGTAGCGGAGCACGATTTCGGCGGTGGCCTGCTGCAGTCCGGTGTTGTGACTGACCTCCTTGGTGAGGCGGTCGAGGGTGAAGGGGTCGGCCAGACGGCGACGACCCACGTGCTTGGTTTCTTTCTCTGTGCCGAAGCCTATCTTAGTTAAATGTCGTTAAAGATGTGTGACAAAATGGGGAGTTTTGCCCTACGGGTTGTTTTATCACTGCTTTCAGGGTGTTTTGTTACTGCATTTGGCAGGAATGGAGGCTCTTTTCTCACACAATTACGGCACGCAACTTTCAACTTCCTTGGGCAGGCGGACGAGGTGGATGCCTTTCTGGTTGGGCTGGTAGCGGAGACCTTTCTTCTTGCGCAGGGGTGGGTCGTGGGGGTCGTGGACGAAGGAGCGGCGGGTGGAATCGAAGCGGTGGGCCTCAATCTCGCGGCGCAGGTTGCGGGTGGGGGCGAACTTCAGGCGCTGTGTGGGCGGCAGGGTGCGCAGCTCGGGGGTGTCGCGCTTGTAGGTGTAGAGGCGCTGACGCTCGGGGATGTCGATGAGGGCGAAGGTGCCGAAGGACTCGACGGGTACGCAGCCGCTACCCTCGGTGAGCTGGTAGCGGATTTCGTCGAATACGGCAGGCAGGACCTGCTCGATGGTGGCGCGGCAGATGCCAGAGCGCTTCACCACTTGGGCGATGAAGTGCTGCTTGTAGTCAGATGGACGGGAGTTGTTCATAAAATTAAAGACCCCTCCCCAGCCCTCCCGTGATGGAAGGGAGTGGCTGCGCGGTGAAGGGATTTGTTTTTGTTGTCATTGAATTATAGTTTCATTGGGGATAGGAAAGCCTCCCATTACGGGGAGGTTGGGATGGGGCTATACTCTCAGGATGAAGTCGTCGGCGCGGAGGATGCAGCAGTCGCGGAGGCGGCGTGTCTGTCCGCTGGCGGTGAACTGCACGAGGCGTGAGGGGTAGGCACCGGGGCCATCGGTATATACGGCGAGGGTGACGCACTCTTCGCCCAGGATGCAGTCGCCGTTGGAGGCGGCAACATACCAGACGCGGAAGGGGATGCGCTCGGCGACCTGCTCGTATTTACCATTTGGTAATTTACGATTTACCATTTGGCTGCGCTCGGCGACGCGGCGCAGTTCGGATAAAGCTAATGTTTTCATTTTTATGGCACGCAGAAATAAAGGAAATCACGGAAATTTAGATTTTTCACTTTTCACTTAAAAAGTCTGAGCCACCAGGCGCGTTTCTTCAGCAGCCAGACGGCGGCGGCGAGGGCGAGGGCGATGAGCATGATGTTGGCGAGATGGAGGCGGGCTTGCTGCCAGCGGGTGAGTTTTTTTCCACGAACTTCTCCACGGGATAGGGACGTGGGATGGTGTCGTGGGTGGCGATGTAGATGGAGTCGTGATGCCAGCGGTCGCGGTACTGGGTGTGCCAGCGGTTGACTTCGAGAAACACGGTGTCGCCGCGCTGATGCTCGTGGACGTAGATGCTGTCATGGAGCATGATGCTGTCGCGCTGGAGACGGGTGATAGTGAGGGTGTCGGTGCGGACGGTCTCGACCAGTACGGTCTTGGTCTTACAGCCGGTGAGGCAGGCGCAAAGCAAGATGAACAGGATGGCGGCTACGACATAAGTGAGACAGCCGTAGAGGCATGACCGGGTGCAGACATCCCGGCGTTCCTCGGGGGTGAGGTCGTCCATATCGGGAAGGTAGGGCACGACGTCGTAAAGTGGGTCGTAATGGTTCATACGCTGTGGTTTTACTGCGAAAATAAGGCAGAAGGGGTGTTGGAAGCAAGGGCAAGAGACGATTCGCCATTCTTAAGTGAGAGGAACGAGAGAGGGCGGCAGCCGAGGGTGGTTGCAGCCCTCTGCTTGTATCGGGTAGTAACAAAAAGGCCACCGCCCGATGAAAGCTACAACAGGGGGCGGTGGCGAGGCACTATGAAAGCAGCCTATGTGAAGCGGCGCAGACGCAGGGGGGAGATGGTGGTGGGGCATCCTGCGTTTTAGGGTGGATGGAAAACTGCACCGCTATGCTTTCGTGCTGCAAAGATACGGAGATTTAACGACGCGGACAATGGGTGTGCTCACTTTAATTGGCGCGACGATTTCGTGAAGTGGCGCAAAAGTCTGGTAACGTGTTGAATATTTGGAGGTTTCGTCGCCGAAAAATTTTTTCTCTTGAATCGGCGGCCGAAAAAAATTGCCACATAAGTATTTGATTTTCAGTGGTATTCGGAGAAAAGTGCGGTAAATTTGAAGTAACTAAGATATTTTTGCAGTAATTTTTTATTGAAAAGTAATCAACAACGAATATACTATATACTATAACTATTTAATTATCAACTTCTTTTCTTATTTTAATTTCCTATTTATATATATATTGGGGTTCGGGGAATTTGTCGTATGTGTGTAACAGTTTAAATGAATTTATTTAAGAGAGAAAAGTTTGGACGATTTTGGGCCTTTATGGACAAGAAGCGCACAAATTAGGCATTTTGGCACTGATTATCAAATGGTTAAAAATCAGCCATAGACTTCAAAGGTATGTAAAACAATGGACTATTTGGGGTTTTATGGACAAGAGAAAAATTGGCACGGGTTGGCATGGATTTCAAAATAAATTGCGTATATTTGTACCGTGCAACTAAATTGTGTTTGTGTATGTCAGTAAGGAGTTACAAGTTACCTGCGGTGGTGTGGCTGCGGATGACGAACTACATGCACGGGTGGATGCAATGGGAACTGGGAGGTGAGTCTTGGATCAGGGAGCAGCGCGTGGTGAGCGTGCAGCATTTGGAGGGTGCAAGAGAGGTGCTTAGGATGGAAACGACGGATGACACGCTGGAGCCTGGTGTGGTGGGGAATGCCATGTCGGACAAGCGGAAGAACTGCATAGAGGCTGGACTGGCGCTGGACGCTGTGGTCACGGAACGTATGTATGGAGTGAACAAGGAAGGACTGAAGGCATTCGTGCCCATCGAGTGTCCGAAGATGTGCCTGACACGGAACGGGGTACTCAGGCCGTGGACGCTGAACGTAAGTCTGGGTAGGCGGCAGGCGGTGGCGTTGCTGGTACTGCTTAAGCGCGAGTTCTGGGCTGCGGTGGAGGAGTTTAACCAGGAGTATGCCCGCGTGCATGGTGGCAAGAAATACCCGGCCATAAGCATGATAGAGGCGTTCTGCGAAAAGACTGGGACCGATGACGTGTACGCGGAAGCCATGCGGAGGGAATGGCAGAGGCGCGTGAAACGCGCTACGTGCGCATACTCTCACCCTTGAAAACAACTACCTTGGTGGTGGCGCGAAGACGGTCAAGGGTACGAAGGCCGTATCGTTCCTCGATGGAGGGGATGCGGTGCGGCGCAGGGTCGCCACGATGACCGTGGGGACCGTCCTTGGAGAGGCGTTGCATATTGGTGCGGAGGTTGGTGGTGATGATGAGCAGTGTGCCTGTGTGCTCGGCGCGGTCAACGAGTTCGCAGAACGGGTGGCGTCGGTTATACTTGACAACGGCCTCTGGGGCCTCGGTGCCCAGGTCGTCGATAATGATGATGTGGCCGGGCTGACAGTATTCGAGAAGCGTGTCTATCTGGGCGTTCATCTCCACAGCAGTGAGTAAACGGCACCCCACGCCGAAGTACTGGGAGAAGAGGATGGGCAAAATACGGGTGCAAATGAGGGTCTTCCCCACCCCGCATGGTCCGACACAGATGAGACCACGACTCTGATTGTCATGTAGCCACCGGGCCACATCAACATAGCAGGGCAGCCACTTGGCAGTGTCGGTGCCCAAGATGGTGCGCAGTCCGGCCCACAGGATTTTAGTGGGGTCGGACTTGGGGAACTGTATGTGGAAGCGTGTAGGGGCTGTGGCTTCTTGCTCCCCACCGGCACGTTGCACGGCGGCAGAGAACCATTGTTCGTATGCGTTCGGTTGCTGTTCCATAGTTGTAGCTAAAAGGTTTCCATATCTGAATAATTATCGGGGGCAGATACCGGAGTATCCTTGACTTCCTCGGAAGAGGCGGAGCCACGCTGCAGGGGGAGTTCCTTCTCGAAGAAATTGTTAAGGCAGCGGACGGCCCAATGTTGTACGTTGTCCTTGGGGGCGGCAGTGTTGTCATCGACAATCTGCTGGAGTTTCTGCAGCAATATGTCGTGGTCGCCTGGTTGGAGGCGGCGGATGAAATCGCCCGACTGTCGGGCGGTGAGGGCAAGACGTTCCTGCATGAGACGTTTGATTTCTATTTCCTTGGCGGCCGTTTCCTTGTCCTTGTAGAGTTCGCGCCCGAGGTCGAAGATAGTGAGGGTAAATTCCACTTGCATGGGTACTTTACCTTTCTGTCGTCCGTCGGCAAAGATGGCGCGGTAGTCGAAGGTGAAGTCGGCAATCTCGCGGGCAGAGAGGTCGTCGAGCTCTTTCTTTGCCTGTGCGAGATAGCGCTTGGCAAACTCGGAGTAGTATGCGTACTTCTCGCGGGCGCGGTCGGCGGCGCGGTCGATGTATTGCTTCTGATCGCTCTTGGGGAGTTTGTCCCATGCCTTACCGTCAGCCTTGGCGGTCTTGGCTGCCAGAGTTTCCACGTCTTCACCGTTGATAACTTTTCCATCTTTGGAATGGAAGAGACCGCAGACGTCGCGTACTTCCATGTAGTCGGCGCGGAAGGTGATGCGCCCAATGGTGCGTGTGGTGCCGTCGGGCAACTGCCCGGTGAGTTCCTGCATCTCGTCTTTCTTGATGCCGCGCCACTTGGAGAGCCACTTGTAGAGGCGGTTGGCAGTGGCGGTCTTGGTATGACGGGTGGCAGGGAAGTAGAACTGGGTGTAGCCCTGGTCGGTGAGGAAGAAGTTGTGCTGCAGGATTTCGCGGCGGATGCGTATCTTCACCTCGTTGCGCTTCAGGCTGTTGCCCCGAACGGTGCGCTTCTCCCCGGTCTTGGGGTCAGTGATTTCCTGCAGCTCGTATTCCTCGATGACGTCCATCAGACTGGTAGTGAGCACGCCGTCGTCAGTATGCACCTCGGCTACGATCTTGACGAGGTTCTTCAGCATCTCGCGCACTTCGCCGTAGTGCTTGGGCGTGATGCCGGGGAGGTCGCGGAAGCGGATGGTGGCCACAAAGTCACCCTCCTGCTGCACCTTGTTGGCACGGTCGGCAGTGACGAGGTAGGCATCCTCGGTGTTGAAGGGAAGCATGAGCTGCGTGGCCTGCTGCTGATGGTTCTCGCGCCGCTTGGCGGCGGCATAAAAGGGTTGGAGCGACCATACGAGTTCGTCCATTGCCCGTTCGGAGTAGAGCGTTGGTGTCATGCGCAGGTCGGTAATCTGGTTGGGCTGCGTGGAAAGGGTTTTCCCGTCTTTGTCGAAAACGATGTCGGCAGCCTGTTTCTTTGGCTTTCGTACCATAGTGAAAATATTGTTGTAGCTATCGAGTGCAAAGTAAACGATTTATTCTGAAACGTGCAAACTTTTTTAAAAAAATCTTTCTTTGAATATCAATAATTTATAAAATCGAGTGTCTCGATTTGTCGAAATTATTGTTCCGATTTGTCGAACAGAGAGGGGCGATTTGCCGAAAAACAGAAGGCTGCGGAGTGTCCCGATTTGTCGAAACCAACTATCCCGAATTTGTCGAAAGCGCTGTAACATAAGCACATCCCCGATTTGTCGAAAATCGCCACGTGTTTGTCGAAAGCATCCCGAATCTGTCGAAATTGGCTTTGTTGTATTCCCATGTCTGTCGAAACAAACGCCCCGATTTGTCGAAACCTGCCCCACGTTTGTCGAAGAAATCCCCGTATTTGTCGAGGATTCCCCCAAATTTGTCGAAAAATATTTTTGTATTTTATTGTATTTCAAATGGTTGTGCTTTGCTTTAGGTGCCTATATACTCTTTCTTATAGACTCTTCTCTCGTATGCTTCTCTTTCGTATTCATTTCTTTATAGACTTAAATAAGAATCAGAAATATTTTTTTTGAGTTTTTAATTTTGAGAAGGAATCCTGTTTTTTTGTTACGACCCGACCTATCCCCCTACCCCCTTCCCTACCCTGCTGATGAAAGGTTATGGGTTAGAGGTTATAGTTCAGGGGGGTATGAGGCGTGATAACTTTTTCGACAAATCGGGGCATTCATCGCGACGCGTGCGCGGAGGTTACGTGCGCGTATGTATCGCATCTGCAATGGGGTGGTAACATTTTCGACAAAACGGGACGGTCGTAACTTTTCGGGTAGTTTTCGACAAATGGGGGATTTAATTGCGACGGGAAGTCTATACCCTACTCTACTCTGGTAGGCAAAAGAAAACCGCCGGTCGGCGCGGTGGCTGGCTGGCGGTGGTTTGATTTGTCGGCAATTCGCTGTTTAGTCCTTCAGGTACTTGTTGCAGATTTCCTTAAATTCCAGTTGGCTGATGATGCGGATGTCGCGGCCTTCGGCGCGGAGAGATTCCACCTCGGAGAGTTTGGAGGGTCCGACCTTGTTGCCCATGACGAACACCTGCATGGTGCGCGAGACGCTGCGGTTGAGTTTGGCACCGAGGCGCTGGATGGTTTCGGCCACTTGGTCACGCTCCATGTTAATCTGCTCATAGGTGCCGGACATAACGGCGACCTTTCCGTAGAGGGGATTGGACGGGTCGGCACCATCCTTCACCTGTTCGAGATAGCGGCGGTCGATTTGGCCGTGACGCTCAACCTTCGGAGCTGGGGAGGCGGCGGTTCCGTCGGGCGAACCGACAGGCGCTCTGCGAGGGGTGTTCCCTACCCTGCTGCGCAGAGCCTCGAGTTCGGCCTGGGCTTCGCTGTGGCGTATCCATCCGTCGAACACATCGTTGTCGGGGAGCATGTTTTCCTGGGCGAGGTATTCGCCGAGGGTGGTGCGGGCATCGTTAATGCGCTGTAGGGCGGAATCGTAACATTCGTTGGCGATGAGCCGCGTGGCAGAATAGAGGCTTTCCAGAGCCTCGCTAACCTTGGTGTAGTCGTGTCTGAATTGTTGCATGATTGTCTAATTTTAATTGACTATTTCTTTTCGTAGGTTGTGGTGAGCAGGGCGGCCATGTCGCGGAAGTGCTGGGCGTCGGTGTCGGAGATTTGCCCGGCACGGTGCAGGCCTTCGACGATGAAGAGGTAGAGGGCGCGGTGCTTGGGGGTGTCGGTGACGGTGCAGTAGCGTTGCAGGGCGATGAACACTTCCTTGGGCATGATGGTGGTGGCTTTCTTGGTGGGCAGCAGGACCTCCCCTGCCCTCCCTTGCGGGGAGGAGGTAGATACCGCTGCTGAAGGCGATGAAGATTCCTCTGCCCCACCGTCTTGCGAAGGCATGGGCGATGGCGTTTCGGTTGTTGGAGACTGAGGTGGATTTTCGTTATTGATGCCTGCCACGGGGATGCTCTCGGCACTGGCAAGTTCGGCATCGAGGCGGTCGTTGAGGGAACGGCGGCGGGGTTGTTCTTTCTTCTTCATGTTCTTTTATTATTACGTTATTTCGGCATTTCGATATTTCGTGTTTTTTACTCAGCAACCGCACAACTGCATAACTACACAGCCGCACGGTTGTTTTACTTCCCCCACCTTTTGAGGTATTCGGTGGCGAGCAGGATGAAGTCTTCGGCTGCACGGCTGCGTCCGTGGCGGTAGGAGAAGATGTCGTGACAGACGCCGGGTTGGGGGTCGAAGTCGCGGTCCTGAGAACTGGGCACATCGTTGGTACGGGAGATGGTTGTCTGGAATACGTCGCCCTCTTCGCGAAGCATTTCCTCTAAGCTCTTGGCAGAGTTGAGCCGGGCATCCTTCTTTGTGAGCAGCACGCCATGGATTTGCAGCGTGGGATTGCTGACTTTCTTTATCTTCAGAATTTTGCCGATTGTCTTGACGTAGCCATCGACGGCCAGGGGTTCCAGTTCCACGGGGATGATGATGCCGTCGGCGGCGCAGATAACATTGACCGTGACGCGCGACATGGCGGGCTGGGTGTCGATGAAGATGAAGTCGAAACTGCTCTCCCACTCCGTGAGACCTTCGCCGGTGTGGTCGTCGATAGGTTCGGCGAAGAGTGACTTCAGCACGCGAACGGGATCGGTGACGTCGGCGGAGTTGAGGTGTACATCGGCATCCTCCATACGTGGCGAGGAGGGTGTGTAGTAGAGTCCGATGTCGTTGCGATAGACGGGGATGTTCTGCCCGAGGCAGATGGCATTGAAGATGGTGGGTTCGCCAGGTTCGGTGCGCGTACCCTCGCGCTGCGTGTCCCACCCCACGGAGAGGGAGAGGTTGCACTGTGGGTCGGTGTCGATGACCAGTACGCGGTAGCCGCGCCGCATGATGGCCGACGCCAGGTTCAGTACTGTGGTGGTTTTTCCTGCCCCACCCTTGTTGTTGCTCACGGCCACGATGTGCCGGAGGCGGGTTTCTTTCTTCTTACTCATGTTGTTGTAGCTTTATATTTTTATAATAATGTATGGTTTCTGCGAATGTACGGTTATGTGGTCGCAGAACTACGCGGTTGTGTGGTTGTGTAATTACTTGGCTGCGTGAACGTGCGACTACACGATTGCGCTTCTCTGCAACTTTGCATCTCTGTGGTTGTGCGGTTGTATGGTTGTTTATTCGTACATTATGGAAAATGTGCATTCCTGCGGTTGTGCAACCGCGCAACTGTGCATTTTTGTCAGTGCACTGTATGTTATTTACATAACTGCACGATTGCCCGACTGCACGACCGCGTGGGTATGTGACCGCGCGACCACCAAAACGGGCGGTTATGTGAATGTGTAGTTGTGCGGTTGCGTGGTTGCACAAATACACAATCCACGATGCACAATACAGCACATTGTCCCCGACGAGGGAGAAATTAGAATATACCATAATAATGGTTTTTCTGTTGTAGCTGCTGCAAAGGTATGAAGAATTTTGCAACCGCACAACTTTGTAACCGCAAAAATGTGCGGTACATGTTGTAAAACATATAATGAGGACACCCTTGGCTTCGCCGAGCGTAGTTAGCACCTCTCGTTTTGTTTGCCCTTGACCTTGAAACCCGGTATATGTATATTGCACGAAAAAACAAAATATGGAACTGAACGAGTATCAACAGCGGGCGATGGGAACGTGTTTGCCGTCATGCCGGAACTTCTCTTACATGATGCTGAACCTCGTGGGTGAGGTGGGCGAGTTTGCGGGAAAAGTAGCGAAGGCCATCAGGAAACAGGAGGCTGCGATTGACCGCAACAGTCTGCTGACGGAAAGCCGCCATGTGATGACGGACGAGGAAATCACGGAACTTCGGAAGGAGGCGGGTGATGTGCTGTGGCAACTCAGTGGACTGTGCCGCGTGATGGGCTGGGCGTTAGAGGATGTGGCGGAGGAGAATCTGGCGAAGTTGGCAGATAGGAAGAGTAGGGGAGTGATTGACGGGAGCGGGGACGAAAGGTAGTTGAGAGTTCTTGGACAAGCCAAGCGCCCTACGGGCCGAGTGGAGAGTTGAAAATTTGAAAATGAAAAGTGAAAATATAATGGTGACTGAGAAGGAAAAGAGGCATGACTTGGCACTGAGGGCCATTGAGGGTCTGCGGGCGGCGGCGGTGGAGATTGTGAATCTGTTTGCGGAGAAGCATGAGTTGCCGAGGTATGACGACCGGGACACGTATTTCGTGGATGAGTTCTGCGACACGTGTATGTTCGGGGACTATGCCTTCAGGATGCAGACGATGATTGAGGACCTGACGGACGACCTGCCGGAGGAGGAACTGATGCGGTGGTACGATTACACCTGTGATTACATGGAGACGTTCGGGTCGTCGAACGATTGTCCGAGCTTCCGGGCGTGGAACCATGGTGCGCCGCGCTTGGAGCTTGGGCCGATAATGGAGAAGAAGAGGGAACTGGAGAGGACGATTGCAGAAGTGAAAGCCTTCTGAGTGAAGAATGAAGAGTGAGGAATGAAGAATAAGAATTAAAAATAAAACTTACGATTATGAAACAGATTGACAGGGAGAAATTTCAAAAGAAGCTGGAGCGGGTGAGACTGCAGTTCAGCATGACGTTTTTCGGTGAAAAATTAGAGTTACCGCAGAGAAATGGAGAGCGCAGAAAGGTTTTATAACTAAGATTTTGCAGATTGCTCAGATTCCAATATCTACGTGTTTCTGCGGTTTCTGCGGGACATAAAAACAACGGATTACACGGACATGAGCCACAGAAAATACCGCATACCTTTTAAGCCTTCCTGCTGGAATTGCCGGAGGTTAAAAAAGTCGAAACGCGAGATGGATGTCAGCGATGACGGAGGGGCCGTCAGTATAAGCGCACCTTCTGTTATGGATGCGTTGGCTGGGTATTACTGCGACAACTACTGGTTTGGCGATAAGCCTGATAAGAATAGGCTTTTGTGCGGAGGTCGAGAGTATCAATCTGTTTATAACTAAACACTGAAGGCTTTATGATTAAGAAACTGACAACGGGTGAATACCTGAAACCCTACGGGGATATGACCGACGTGGAGCGCGAGGCGTACCGCAAGAGGGTGGGAGAGTGGTTGTGCTCTTCCGGTGATCGGCTGCTGGCGCTGACGGACAGGCCGATGGCGAAGGCGCAGAACCTGATGATGATGAGTGGAAGGTGGGAGAGGGAGGACTGCGAGGCGGCGCACGAGGGGGCTGTGCTGCTGACGGCGCTGATGGCGGTGACGGAGACATGGCTGCCGAGCCAGTTGTGGGTGAAGAGCGCGTGGCGGGCGGTGAGAAAACTCACGGATGAGCTTTCTGCAATGCACAATTCACAATGCACAATTCACAATGGGGCTGGCGAACAGGGAGCGATAAACCCGAACAAACAAAACGATAAACCGAGTAAAACACAAAAGGATATTTCTGCGGGACAAAAGAATAACCCTGCAACGGAATCGCAGGGCACACTAACCGCAAAGGTATCTACTCCCCTCCCTCCACGGGAGGGGTCGGGGGGGGGGCTTTTGCCTGCACGCCCAAAGCACATCGACCAGTACGCTTATCTTTTGCCGAAGGGTACGCAGGAGCGGGCAGGGGCTGTGTGGGGGATGCTGCGGGAATTTGACGAAGCACGGGAGAAGATGCGCCTCTTGATGGAGGATGTTAATGCGAAGCCGGATGCGAGGGCGGCATGGGCACGGAAGGCGACGAAGATTGACAGTACGCTGAAGGGGATTTATAAGGAACTGGATGCAGAGTGGGAGAAGCTCGTCCGCGACGGGCGTGTGGGCGTCGATGCACTGGGGAATGCTTATGTTGTGGATGGTGGGCAGAGTGATCGGAATACTCAGAGCAATCAGAGTAGTCAGAGTAATCCAACTGAACTGACCTCGGAGCAAAAGGCGAGACGCAGGGAACTGCGGAAGTGGCTTATCGACCTGCGACGTGGCAAGGAGGGAGAAGCCAGAGAGAAGCGCATCGAGCAATGGGAGATGAACTGGAAGGAGTACCTGATGCTGGAACCGCTGGATAGTGCGCTGAAGGATGAGAAGGTGGTGGCTGCGGCGGAACACTTCGGAGTAGAAATAAACCCAGATAAACAGGACGACAAACAGAGATAAAACACAGACACGACTATGACATTTCACAGTATTGTGCGCCAATGGTGCAAAACGTATAAACCGATGCTGGATAACCCGACGAACGGGAACAAGCGGTTTTACCTCACTGACTCGCAGGGCGGGTTGGTGGAGATGGCTAAGGGTATCATGCCGAAGTTTTCACCGATGGTGATGATGGAGAGCGTGGTGGAGGGCGGCGGCACGATTACGCGGCCTGAGCGGACATACCCAGTGTATTTCTTTGTGAGGGCCAGGGCGATGGCTGACGGCGAGGCGGCGGCAGAGGCGCGAGAGGAGGCGTGGTATCACTGCCAGCAGTTCCTCGCCTGGTTGCTTGATAAGCACGAGAAGGAGATGGCGGAGAACATTGACGGGGACTTTGCACGGATTGACCTCGATAATGCAATGATAGACTTCGTGAGCACCGACCCGAAAGAAGATGGGTGGTACGGGGTGATGGTGCAGTTCACCAGGGAGGAACCGCTGAATCTGTGCGTGAACGAGGATTTGTACATTGAGGACTGAACCACGGATACACGGATTGATTTCTCTTAACCACGAATTGCACGAATTATACGAATTAAGTATCTGCGTATTTCTGCGATTTTTTGACGAGCAAAGCGGCAAAGCCGATGACTGTGGGACATTAAAAACAACGACTATGGATAAGAATTGCATGACCTGCGGACGAAGGATTGTAAACATCTATGCCGACGGTAGGGAAGTGAACAGTTGCGGACTGGAGCCTGGCATGAGGGTGAACGCGCGGATGCACTGCGAGAAGTGGAGCAACCGCATAGTGATTGACATAGGCAGAGAGAAACCGATACCACGGAACGTGCAGTCGCTGATTAAGATGTAGCATAACGGCAACAAGCCGAGTATTAACAATCAAAACACAAAAACGACAATAAAAAGATTTCTTTTCGGTGCGCTGGTGTTCACGCTGCTTGGCGCATTCTTCACTCTTCACTTTTAACTCAGTAAGCCTATGGCACGAAAGCGATACAAGAAACCACCCATTTACGACCTCGCTGGCCGTTGCATCGGCTACGAGGCACCGGAGAAGGGCATCCGCATCATAGAGTGCGAGAAGGCGGAGGCAGACAGAATCATCTGCCAGCATCACTATTCGCACAAAGTGACGCAGAACAGTTTCGTGTCGCAGCTGGGTGTATATCAGGGAAGGGTAGAAGGTGCGCTGCAATGCGGCTATGGTATTCGCCCGAAGATAAAGGGAGAGTACCGACCTGAAGAGGTGCGTGAGTTCGACCGCATGTGGTTGTCCGATACGATGCCGAAGTTCAGCGAGACCATCGTCCTTTCGCTCTTTCATCACTACATGCGCTTGGCTCACCCGGAGGTGAAGGTACTCATCTCATACGCCGACACCACGGCGGGGAACAACGGAACTATTTATCGGGCCGCCAACTATGAACTGATAGACAGGCTGCGGGCAGATTTCTACCTGCTGCCTTCGGGCGAGCGAGTGCATCCCGTCTCAATGTGGCACCGCCACGGCACCCGCGCCTGGGACTTCCTGCAACGGCAATATCCAGGCATCGTGCATATCCGCGACGGTTATCAACTGAAATTCATCAAACGGTTATAACTGAAGAATTATGGCAACACTATACAAAGAAGGGAGTAGGGGAGAGGTGGTACGGCAGATACAGAAGGCTTTGCGGCTGTACCCCGACGGCATCTGGGGACCGCTGACGACGGAGCGCGTCAGGGAGTTTCAGCGGGAGCGCGGACTGAAGGATGACGGCATCGTCGGGCCTGCTACGTTGGCAAAACTGCTGCCGGGTGTGGCGAAGTCGGCACTGGGACTGAAGAAGAGCCGACGCAACATCAAGGAGATTATCGTGCATTGCACGGCGACGCCGGAGTACCGCGACTACACGGTGGCGGACATACGGCAGTGGCACAAGTTGCAGGGATGGTCGGACATCGGGTATCACTATGTGGTGTATCGCGACGGCACGGTACACGAAGGGCGCGACGTGGACATCAGCGGAGCGCACTGCACGGGGCACAACGCTAACAGCATCGGCGTGGTGTATGTGGGTGGCGTGGCTCCCGATGGCAAGACACCGAAGGACACGCGAACCGACCTACAGAAGGCGGCACTGCTCTCGCTGCTGCTCGACCTGCGCAAACTCTACCCCCAGGCGGAGATACACGGGCACCGGGACTTCGCTAACAAGGCGTGCCCAAGTTTTGATGCGACGAAGGAATACAGGAAGGTGTGAGTAATCGGAATAATCGGAACTATGGCAGGACAGGAACAAGAAGAGAAAGCACCGAAGAAGGTGACGGACATCGACGCGGTGGAGGACAACGCGGAGGCAGCGGTGATGGGATTCATCGAGCGGTGGGTACCCATGCCGGGCTTCGCTATCGGCGTGGAGGTGATGGATGCCGGACAACTGCGCGACGCGATGGGACTGCGGGCAACAATCGACTGGGGCGACCCGTGGCCGATGGCGGAGCGGCTGCTGCTGGGACACGGCTTCCGCTGGCACTACCTCGGCTCTCAGCGGGTGATGTACTTGCAGGAGAAGGACGGATGGAAGCCCGACACAGGGTGGGTGGAAGCGGAAGAAGTATAACCACGGATTACGCGGACATTTTTCTACCACGAATTTCACGAATTAAACGAATTATAAGAAAGGTAATATGGCAGAAGAAACAGTAACCATATCGCAGAAGCTGATGACGGGGGCACTGATGCACTTCGAGCAGGGGGTGCCGATTGCCGACCTCGACATACGGCGCGAACACAAGGAACGCCTCGCACGGGTGCAGCACGTGTATTGGCAGTGGGTGAAGAACCCTATTACGCTGGACCCCTTCGCCATGTTCAAGCAACTGGTGAAGGGCAAGGGGGCTGATATTTACTCCGAGTGGCGCATGGCGCAAAAAGATAAGTTTCTGTTCGACTTCGTGGTGGAGCACATCGCGCCGCCCAGCCGCCGCATAGACGAAGCGAAGGTACGCGCCGCCGCCGACAAGATGATGCGCATCGGTATGGAGACGGACAACGTGAACGCGCTGGACAAAGGCTCGAAACGCCTGATGGAGGTGGCACAGCTGGACAAGCCGGAAGAAGAGCGCATAGACATGAGCAAGATGGCGTTCCTGCCACCTGTGGTGACGACCAGCGTCAAGGACGCGGACGACACGAAAGAGGATGTGGACGACCAGGAGATGAAGCGCATCATGGCGAAGTACGGCGGCTATGTGGACGAGAAGGAGGTGCGCATCGAGAAAATGGTGGAGGTGATGGTGGCAAGGGGAAAGGCAGACCCACCCCCAACCCCTCCCGTAGAGGGAGGGGAGCAGGCACCCGAGTATTCAGAACAACCGGAGTAATCAGAAACTATGTCAAGGATAGGCAGTAACCCCAACAACAGCAGCGACCTGTTTGAGTCGCGGATGCTCCCCAACGTGGAGGACTACAAGCCCGGCCCCGGCGACGATGACTGCGGCGAGGAGGGTGAATACATCGACTACCAGGGCAACGGGCGCAACACGGTGTATATGGCTCCGTGGCAGAAGAAAGTGCGCAACTTCGGTTCGCGCTCCACGAAGGTATTGGCAGGGCGCGGTACGGGTAAGTCGGCATTCCTGGCCTTCAACATGGCTGACGTGACCACCGGACTGGCCCGCATGATGGGCGGTTTCTGCGGAGCCAGTGCCAAGCAGAACTACACGCGCACGATGCCCAACGTGCTGAAGGTGATGAACCTGCTGGGTTTCGTAGAGGGTGTGCTTTACTTCCTTGGCCGTCCGCCTGTCCGTCTCAGATGGCCTACGCCGCTGGCAAAGCCGAGGGTGTGGGAGAACTGCGTATCGTTTGCCAACGGCTTTGTCTGGCAGATGATTTCGCTGGCGGTGAAGGGTAGTGCCAACGGCCTGAACCTTGCGGCCATTATGGGAGACGAGACGAAGTATATGCCGTGGCAGCGCGTGAAGGAGGAAGTTCTACCCACCCTGCGCGGCGACTTTCTGCCGAAGTCTTTCCGCAAGACAGAGCAGAAGCGATGGGGTTACGGCACCGACCCGAAGATGAACAACAAGTGGCTCTCGCAACTCTGGGTGAGCGATGCCGGGCTGAACGCGCGCGAATGTCTGTGGGAAAAAGAAGCAGAATATGAGACCACAGATGTCAACAGAAAGATAGAGGAAATGATGGCAGAGGTGAGGTATGCGGAACTCTACGACAAGGAACACCACACCAACCTCGCGGAACGGCTGGCACAGAGCGATGCCTACCTGCGTAAACTCTACGCCCTGCGCACACAGTCCGAAACCTTCTGGCGGTTCTCCTCCATCGAGAACGCCGCATTATTGGGAGGCGAAGCGTGGATTCGGCAGATGCAGCGCGAGTTGCCCGACCTGCTCTTCCGCCTGCAAATTCTCAATCAGCCTCGCGGTTCGGCAAAGGACGGCTTCTACTGCAACTTCTCAGAACTCAACACCTACGTCAGCGAAGAAATCACCGACCTCGTGTTCGACAAGTACAGCACCCGCATCAAAGGACGTGCGCTCGACGGACAGCGGTGGCCTACAGACTTCGAGACGGAATCGCTGGAGTGGGACCAGCTGCAGCACGACGGCGAAGATTGCAGTCTGGACCTCGACCTCGACTACAAAGAACCCCTGCGTATAGCACTGGATGCCAATTCAGACATCAACTGCTTCGTAGTAGGACAGACGCGCATATTCCAAGGCAAACCGTCGCTACTGGTGATGAAGGAGTTCTTCGTGCAGGACGGCGTGCGTCTGCGCGGACTGTCGAAACTCTTTGCACAGTATTACCGTCCCTTCTTGCGCCGTGGCTGCAAGGAAGTCATTTTCTACGTCGCCAGCAGCATCAAGCAGGGAGCCAGCAAAGCCTACGCTCTGGAAGAGTCGGAACAGTCGCGCTTCGATGTCGTAGTGACCGACGAACTGACCAGTTACGGCTTCAATGTGACCCGCGCCGAGTTCACGTCGTGGCGACACGAACGCAAGTACCAGTACATCAACGACTGCTTCGCGGGACAGGCATCGCCCTCCGTATTCATCAACCGCGAGTCGGGCCGCTGCGTCTATCTTAGGGCAGCACTCGAAAACACAGCCGTCGTGCCTGGCACCTTCCGCAAGTACAAAGGTGCAGAGAAACTGACCTCGGAAGAAGGCATAGGGGGAGATAAGCGCCAGCGCACCACCATCACCGATGCCTTCGACGACCTAATCATCGGCATCAAGGAATGTGCCGAGAGCAAGCACAAGGTGGGTGGACGACTCCGAGGAAGGTTCGGGAACTTGGCATTCACACCCACATAAGCAATAGATTTAACCCAATATATTCATACAAATTAAACATCTGCAATTATGGTAAACTTAGACGAAATGGCTGAGAAGTATCTCGTCGCCGTAGAAAAATCGAAAAGAGAGAACGACCCCGAATGGGACGGCACGACATTCACACGCGGCGATATGGAAACCTGCTTTGTCTGTGGAGCAACAGATTCGGAACTCCTGCAAGAAGGAGAAACAGGCACGTTCGGACAGGCAGTCGCTGCACTGAAGCGGGGCTTCAAGGTGGCGCGTCAGGGATGGAATGGTAAAGGCATGTGGCTTTGGCTGAAACCAGAAGCGATGGTTAAAAGCGAATGGTGTCACGACCCAGCACTGAAGGAGATTGCCGACAGCAACGGCGGCGAGATTTATGCCGGCGGCTGCATCTGCCTGAAGACCGCGAAGAACACCATCCAAAGCGGATGGAACCCGTCGCAGCAAGACGTGCTGGCCAACGACTGGGTGCTGGTTGTGAAGTGAAGTTCACAACCTGACGGCAAAACAAAGCGAGGGGCGGGCCTGACGGCTCGCCCCTCTATCTGCGCTGCGAAATGGCTATTTACCTATTTGCCCCGATCCTGCCGGTGTTTATTTTATGTCGGATGCACAGGCGCTGTCTTCAGAGTCCGACGCGAAGACCCAACCTTTAAGGACGTTCGGGAACACCATTTCCTCGGTGTGGTTCCGTAACTGATGGCACAAAGGTACAACTTTATTTTGAGTTACCAAAGCATTTGCCGGTTCTTTTACATCAAATTCTTCACATACCACTCGCACTTAAAACCTTTGCGAGGCTCGAAGTCCTTAAACTCCGAAATCTGGAATATCTGATGTTTGTTGCACCAATGCGCCATGTCCTTCTGCCATTCGGGAATGGGACTGTGTGGATTGTCGGGGTCACGGTAGGTCAGGTCGTCGGGCGAGAAGTTGAACACCTTCGCCATATACACCACGTCGTAGTGAAGGAACGGCACAGTCCGTCGTCGTCCCTGGTGTAGGCCGTCGGTGCAATCTCGTATGGCCTCACGTCGGCAGGCGGTGCGCACGGGTCGAGGTCGAACGGCCCCAGCGTGTCGATAATCCACCGTGGCGTGTACCACTCGTCGGGCGATACCGTCGGGTTCCGTTGCTATCTTGTGTCCATTGGGTCAGTCCTCCGTAAATTTATCTTTGTTCCTATGATACACTACCAGCCAGCCGATGTTGTCGATGGCGCAGCACAGGCCCCAGATGAACATGGCCACCTTTAGCGAGGGCATGAACAGCAGGGCGCAGACGTAGCCGGCGATGCAGTAGATGCCGCACACCACGTCGTTGTTGTTGTCATAGACCTCGCGTTCGTGCTCGTTCCACAGCTTCGGTCGGAACGTCATCAGGCACTTGCCGATGAACCCCGACACCAGCGTGCCGTAGAGCAGGCAGGCGATGGCCAGCACCCACACGTTGTACTCCACGAAGCAGAGCCACATGCCGACGCAGAAGCCTGCTGCCGACTCGATGATGCAGAGCACCGTGAACCACTGGATAGCCTTGCGGCGCACCCAGTCTTTCCATATCATGCCGATAAACAGTCCGACCACGGAATAGACAAGCGACTGGAACGCGAGCCATTCTGCAGGCAATTCCGTCACCCATGCCTTCGAGATAGCAGGTTCGACGTAGGCATCCAGCAGTCCGACGATAAACAGAGTAGATAGCGTCCACCGCTGGTTCTCGTCGGGGTGGATATTCAGCAGGTCAAGTAATCGCTTGAATAGTTTCTGCATCGTGTCAGTCCTCCTTAATCTTTGGTTGCAGATACTCCAGGTTGTGGTTAATCATGCGGATGAGTGCCGTTTCGTGCTGCTTGAACTTGCGGGCGGTTTCGGCCTCGCTGTCAAGAGCTGTCACATCACACATGCTCCGCTTACAGCACGACAGCGTGTAGTGCAGGTCGCTCATTTCGTGCTGGTCAACCTCATACTCGTAGTCGTAGGCCATATAGCCGCCGTCTTTGATGTCGGGGTACATCTCTCGCGGAATGGCTACCTTGAAATCCTCGGGCGAAGCGGAGTAGTTGCACCACTCGCCCCGTTCGTTCAACGTCGGTTTCTGCCCGATAAAGATGCGCAATCGCCCAGGCAGACAGCCCTGCGTGTTCTTGTCGCGGCAGATGAATAGTCTCGGTGCTCTCATACATCAGTCCTCCTGCTTGTTTTTGTTACGTTCCTTGTCGAACGACTGCTTTCTGCGCTCCAAATACTCATCAATCCAAGGTTGCATCACGTCGAGGTCACGCAGACGGACTTCCACCTCTCTCATGTGCGGCCTCTCGTCACTGAAGCTGTGCATGTCTATCTTGCCATAGGACATGCTGGCATCGGGACCAAAATTGTCGCGTATCATCTTCCGCAGCAACTTGAAGTTTTCGTCAGTGGCAAACATCGCTTCGCCGTCGCGGTCGTCGGTCAGTTCAAATCCCATCTTCCGTAAATCTTCCGCCCTATTACCTGAAATGTGCATCGACAATAGGTTCATGTTTCCATGCAGACACCCGTAATTGTCAAAGTGGATGTCACTGATGTAGCCGAAGCCGTGATAGTCGCCCCATTCGTCGAAAGCGCGGGCGATTGTTTTCATCTTCTCCCGTAAGTCCTCCAGCGACACTTTTTGACCGAGCTGCTGGCGCAGTTCCTCATTATCCATGTTGGCATTGCGTAGTTTGCGCACCAGGTCGTCGTGGTCTTTTGTTGCCTGGTCTTGGAAACCCAGCGGTCGCAGCCCGTCGCGACTATAGGTCGCTATCAGGCTTGTCAACGTCTCACGCATTTCCTCCGTCAGTGTGTCCTTCGACACCATGTCGAGAAGAAAACCAGCGGACTGGATTAAATCTTTCAGTGCTTTGGTCACTACCTTCTTGTCATCATCGTTCAGTTCGACAAGGTTCTTGTTCGGTTCTTTGTTCTCAAAAATCGGTCTTTCTTTCATCGCCAATCCTCCTTGTTTTTCTCGTTAAAAGCATCATTTAACTTACCACTCGCCGATGACTCTGACATTTGGGCCGAGACATGAGTTGCGTTTCTTGCCGCAATAATATCCGTCATACGCTCCAGCATCATTTGCACGCCGTCCCTTATTCCTCTCTCGTAAAAGTTCAGCACAATATCAGTAATTTTCCTGTCATCGACAAAGCCAGGAATCATCTTTTCTAATTCCTCCCTCTTGCTTTTGGCAAAGTTTTCAACGACTTCATCCTTCTTTGCTGAAGAAATAAAAACATTGTTCATTTGGTCAGTCCTCCTTCTTTTCCACCCAACGATGCTCTTTCAGGTCATACCAGCCCACATTGGCATATCCGATGTGCGTGTAGGGAATGTCGAAATACTTCTCGACAAATGCCTTCCATTCTTTCTTGGCTTCCTCCTTCGGATGATAGCTGGCTTCTGCGTTGTCGTCGATATTGTGCTCCGAATAGAAGCGGTCGGTCATCTGGTCGGCAATGTCGTCCAGTGATGGCGCAAAGTCGGAAGGGGACACACGCTTAACGGCACTCACCAGGATGCAATGCTGGTCTTCATCGTCAAAGTAGTCGTTATTCTCATTGTCATACTCCGTCTGCGCGAACTCTATCAGTTCCTCCACAGTCTCAAACGTCTCTCCAAACAGGCTGGTGTCGTTTACCCCAAACCCGTACATTTTCTTCTCTTCTGTTGCCATATTGCTCTTATTCTAATGCTTTTAATAATTTTTCTGCGCTCTCCCTGTCACCAAATCCTTTGATATCAACCCATTTGTCTGTAAATAACCCTTCTTTAAGTTTCTGTACAAAGTAGCCATCGTAAGGAATACAGCCACCATTGGCGTAACAAGGGTATCTGTGTTCAATTCTATACTTTGTCATATGCTTTCACTTTCATTGTTTCTTCGGTCATAGTGTCAATCCGTTTATATACTTCCTATATTTCTTCTCAATCCGTTTCAGGCAGAGGTAGGCGGTGTGGTATTCCGCTTCGTTGATGATGATTGTCTCAAGGCCGTGCGCCTTGTCGTTGAACATCACCTGCACCGTGAGGTCAAGCGCATCGTTCTTGTCGAACATCGGGCGCACAGTGAATCGTGCAATTACGCGGCA